AATAACAGAAGATTTCGAAATGTTATTTTTTGATAACACATTATAAAAAAAATGATTTAATTATTTTTTTATTAATAATAATATAATGATGTATATTATAACTAAAATAAATCCAAAAATGCTTGAACCAGCGACAGCATCGATTGGTCTATATTTATTAGCAAAAACACCATTACATATAAACAGAGGACATAAAATATTAAAAAGAAATCCTTTTTATTTGAAAAAGAAGGTTTGTAGATGGTTTCATGAAAATCATCATACAATACTTGATAGTGTAATTGATGAAACAAATGAATATGTGCTTGATAGTTTAAATCATATTGTTATGCATAATTTTAATCCATCATTATTTATATTAATTTATATGATTGCTTTATTATTGGTAATTATATTTTAGTTGCGTTATTTGTTATCATTATTAATAGTTAATAATAATAATTAATTATGAAAATTAACTATTTTTTTTTAATTATAATTGCTATAATTATTTATTCTATTTTTTTATTATATGAATTAGAATATATAAATAAAAATAATAGTACAATTGAAGAAGATGGATTTATAATTATTAATAATCCCAATAATTATAAAAATGTTTTAAATTATTTACCTGATGGTTATGATTTTATTAATTATAGATATAAAATTAAAGGTTGTACCATTTCAACATTTCATAGAGATATTACATCAAGTCAATATATATTTAAAACTAAATATCCAGTATATACATATATTGTTTATTACAACAAAGGATCTTTATTATCAGTTATTCCAAAAAGTCATAAAACTGTTCCATTTTCTTGGAATAGAGTTCAAACAATATTTGGAGATTATAATTCGGGTATTTTATTTAATTGTGATTTAATACACGCGGGAGCGATAAATACATTTGGTAATAAAAGATTAGCAATACAATATAAGATATGTCATTATGAAGATTTAGATAAATTATCACATTTAAAAGGGATTAATAAAACAACAAATAAAGATTGTAATAATACATCTGTTTTTTATGAATATTTATTACGTAAATTATCATTATTATTTCCTTTTTTAATGAATCATTTATTAACTGAAATATTATTAAAAAAACCAGATGAAGATAGTATTATTAATTCAATAGTTTCACAATTTTATATTGGTGATTTTTATATTTATTAGCTTAAATATCAACACGAATTGGATTTATTTTTATTATATTATCATTTTCAATTAAAGATGATAATATAGAACTATCTAAACGATTATTATAAGAATTATTTTTATCTGTTTGTTTTGTTATATTTTCTTCTGTTAAAGCAATTGGTGTAGATTGATATATTTTACTTATATTTGTTGTTGGCAATGCTCCTTCTAAAACATCTGTTTGTTTTTTAGTATTCATATTAACATCTTTTTTATCAATTGTTGTATAATCACCAGAACCACGAGGTATATATTTACCTGCCGTATTTTGAATTAATTCGCGTGTATCATCAACTTCTAAATTATAATCAGCTTCTCTGTCTGTTGGTATATGAGTAACAACACTTTTTTTATTACCATTATATTCAATATGTGAATATTGGCGTTGTGTATTTTTAAAATCAACATTTTTATTTAAATAACCACCAAATACACTTGTAAAAAATCCAGAAATAAAACCATATTGATTATTATTATTAATTGTTGTTTGTTTTAATGTTGTTTTAGCTACTATTTTTGGATCATATACATAAGTGCTAAAATAAGTAGTATTATTAATATTACGTTTTGTATCTTGATTTGGCAATGTTTGTCTTAAAGTTTTTTTTGCTTTATCATCATTATTTGCGTATGAATATTCGCGAACTTTTATATTACCTGAATAATTATCATGAATATTTAATTCTTTATTTGTAGTTTTTGTAGTATCATATAAAGCTGAATAAGTTTCTTTATCACCTGTTAAATTAAGATTTTCATTATCGTGAATAGTTGTTTCTTTAATCGTAGTTTTAGTATTATCATATAAAGCTGAATAAGTTTCTTTATCACCTGTTAAATTAAGATTTTCATTATTGTTAATCATTGTTTCTTTAACAGTAGTTTTAGTATTATCATATAGAGCTGAATAAGTTTCTTTATCGCCTGTTAAATTAAGATTATCAGAATCGGTTAATATTGTTTCTTTAACAGTTGTTTTAGTATTATCATATAGAGCTGAATAAGTTTCTTTATCTCCTGTTAAATTAAGATTATCACTATCGTGAATTGTAGTTTCTTTAATAGTTGTTTTTGTAATATGAGTTACAGGATCATAAGTCGTTTGTTTATCTGGTATTTGTGGCACAGCATTTCCATAATAACGTGCTGAATCAACAAAATATTCTTTCATTGTTATTTTTAAAACATCTGTAATAGGAGCAATGAATGATTTAAAAACTGATGTTAAATTAGCAACAGGTGTTTCTTGTTTAGCTAATTCGTGTTTTTCTGTATTATAAATTAAAATAGTATTTTTACCATAATTATCATTATTATTAAATTGTTCCATTTGATTTTTAACAGAACCATAATAATCAATATGACTATCAATTCTTGATGTATCTTTTAGATTTTCTTCTGGTCGTAATTTATCTTTTTTTAGATATGAAGCACCTTTAAACCAATTATCTTCTGTTTGCTTATAAGCGGTTTCAGGTCTATTTTTATCAAAAGGTGTAACTTCTGCTCTTTTATCAATAATACTTTTCATAGGAGCTTGTATTGGTATTTCAAAAATAGTATTACGTTGATCTGATTTAGGTCGTAAATCTTCAAGTTCTTTTGGACGCGCGTATAAAGCACTATCTGCTTGTTGAAAACCACCAGAACCTTCTGATGTATAACCTTTATTTAAACCAGGTGCTACTCTAACACTTTTAATAGGATTATAATTATTTTGAATATTAGTTATATTAGTTCTATCTAATAAAAAATCATTATTATTACCCATACCTTTAATTAATGCTGTATCACTTGTAGGTTGAAAAAATGATTCAACTTCTGTTTTTTTTAATTTATAGTCATTATAACCAAATTTTTCGTTAAAATTTTGATTATTTTCTAAATTAACATTTTGTGTTACACCTTTTCTTAAAAAATGTTGCATATTACCATGTTTAAAGTTTTCTATGGGTATATTTTTACCTGTTAAACTTTTAATTTGATTATTTGGTATATTATCATATTCATCAGTATTCATAAACATATCAGAATATGCAGGACGTGGAACTACACCAGTTTTAAATGGATTTTTGGATTTTTCATAAGATTTATTTGCTAACGTTTGCTCATATTTTTTAGTTGTATTATAAAAATCAGATTCATATATATTATTCATTGATGGCATTTCATTTGATACAAAATCCATTTAATATATTCTCTACATCAATAATGGATAATTATTTATAATTATTATTTTTATTAATCGGCATATATAAAACCAAAATCATAACCATCTAAATAATCATCATCATTATCATCATCCTCCATACCTATTTCGTGTTCTCTTTCACCTTCAATTTCATTATCGTCTTCTCTTTCTTTATTAATATGAATATTATCATCATCGTCATCATTCACTTCTAAACCTATTTTTTTAATTTCTTTTAAAATTTCTTTTTCTTCTCTTGTTTTTTTATTTAAAGTTGCTAAAATCTTATTCTTATTTTCTTCACGAATATTATTAATATAATTAATTTGATCTTCTAATGTTGGCATTTTACTATTTTGAATAATACTAAAAATCTTTTTAGTAATATCAGTTGTTATTGTTTTGCTTAATTCATTTGTAATACTAATACGTGGTATTAATTTAGCATTTGTAGATATATCGGGAAATGATGGTAAGCATAAGCATCGAATTACAATAATAGTTATAATTTGATTAACATCGGTTATATTATCATCATTTATAATAGATGTTAATTTATCAAGTTCTTTTATTGTTTCATTAATATTTGCTATAATTGGTTTTGCTTCATCTTTTAAATGAAAAAATAAAATCTGGGATACGGCTAATAATATTTGTTTATAATTAGAAAAATTATAACCTTTAATTATATCAGGTTTTTTAGAAAAAAAAGTTTGAAGATAATAATTAATATGAATTATATAAGTATCGCGTAATTTAATTCTAATATCATTTATATTTGATTTACTTAAAATGGTATGAGGACTAATATTAATAAACCAATCATTAAGCGAACTTTCATATAAATCTTTATAATGAATAAAATTGCTTATTTCTTTAAAACCTTCTTTTTTTTCTTTTTTCTCTTCTTTTATTAAAAATAATCTTGTATATCTTACTTTATTTAAAACTCGTTCTTCGGCTAATTTGCTTTTTGCTTTTTTAATATCTTCTCTATTTATTTTAAGATAAATATCGGCACTAAAATTATCATCAATTTTTTCTAAACAACAACCCAATAAATATTTATGTATTTTTTCATATTTATATGAAGGCATATATATTAATGCTTGAATAAAAGTTTCAAGAAATTTATCTGATTTATGATTTTCTTTATTTTTAATTAATTCAACAAGTTTTTTACCTGTTTCTAATCCTTTATTTTCTCTTTTCTTTTTTTTATCATCTTTATTAAAAATATTTAATTCATCTTTATAATTTTCTTTTAATCTATTTATAATCTTATTTTTATACTCTTTATCTAATACAAGATAATTATTATCATCTTGACTAAATTGTTCTTTAAATACATCTTCAAATATACAAATTAAATAATATAAAACTCCATCCTTACTATTCATATCATAAGGCGATCCGTAATCATTCCATAAATGAATACATGGTATATAACATCTATCTTTAATAAATAATAAAGTTTCTAATAAAATCTCTTTTTGTAATTCAATTGACCAAAAACAAATAACATCATAAATCATAATAATTATTTGTTCCATATATTCCTTATTTGCTTCTTTAAGTTTATCATCTTCATTGTTTGTCATTAATACATATTTAACAGTTTTTAATGATTGTTCTCTACAAAAAGCATCATCGTATTCAGTGCCATATTTATCTCTAATAAGCATAAATTTTTCTGGAATACCTCTATGTATATTAAAAAGATGTGTAACAATTAAATCTAAATTAATTGGTAATTTGCTAATTTCTTTTAATTTTAAAATAAAAGGTAAAACAATTTTGATTGCTTCTAAAAACCCCTTTTCTAAATTATAATAATAATTATTATAATATTTTTTTAATTCATCAATAGGATTAAATTCAATTTCTTCAATTTCTTCATCGTTATCTTCATCAACGAAAACTGCATTTTTTTTAAAATCATCGACTCTAATAGGCGCACCTTCATAATCTTTTATATCATTACCTTTTTTAATTTCATGTTCATCAGTATGAAATGAAAAAACTATTTTATAAATATCTTTATAAGTTGTTAATAAAATTTCAAATTTATTTTTAATTTTTTCAAAATGATTTTCAATATCCTTTATATCAATATCGACAACCTTTTCTAAAAATTCAGTACAATTATCAATACTTATATTTTTTCGTATTTCACGTAAATTATTAATGATTTCATCATAATTTTCATTATTAATATTTAAAATTAATGTATTTAAATCTTTAATAATAGGCAATTCTTTTACATAATTTTTATCTTTTTTATATAATTCTAATGCATCTTTAAGTTTTTTGGCAGATTTATTTGTAATATCTAATAATTTATATGCATCTTTTAATATATGGAAAAAATAAAATCTTTCATTTTTAAGTTGTGCTGGTTTTATTTTATCTATTTTTGAATATTTAATATCAATAACTTTTTCATTTTTATTTAAATCTTCTAAATGTTTTTTAACTATTTCAAAATCTTTTATATTAATTGTATCTAAATCATAATTAAACTTCTTGAATAATGTATTTATATTTGTATAATAATATTCATCATTATCTATTTTATCTAATGGTAATTTTATTTTATAATCCTTTATTAAATCTTCAAATGTACCATAATTATCCCCTGATAATAATTTTTCTTTATATCGATTTTTATTAAGATGACTTGCTATTTTTTCATTTAAATAGTTATCAGTAATAATAGCAGGTTCATAAAAATACACACCCATAACTGGAATATCACGTTCATCATCTTTAAATATTATATAATTATCATTTTCTCCATATTTAGTCATTTCAATAATAGTTGTTTGGGATGCTTTCAATTTAATTTTAGTACTTTCTTCATCGTAAATTAAAGGAAACCATAATTTATTTTTATTTTTATAAGCAATTTGTATTTGTTCTTTATTACTATTTTTAACTTTTAAAATAAAGTCATCAATATCAATTTCATTTAATTTATCTCTATGAGCATCAGCAACAACAATTAAATTATTAACATTAATATTTGTTTTTTGTCTATTAATAATATCTGTAAATAACATTAAAAATCCTTCTGCTTTCGTTTTTGATTTAAGGAAATTAAATAAGAAATTATATATTTCTTCATTTGAAAAGGCAACAAAAGTAGGATTTAATTTAATAATCTCATCCAACGAAACAATTTCATAATAATCAATTTCATCAAGTTCTTCATTATCATAAATTAAATCTTCTTTTTCATCCATTTCTATAAATTAAACATAATAAAATAATCTTAATTAATATAGAATAATAAATGGATGAAACAAAAGATATATTTCAACAAGAAATCGAAAAGAATCAAATGATTATTGATCGTTTATCTTCGCCATTATCAATTGAAAAAGCTATTAGTATAGATAATAGATTAGAAACATATATTTTTAAAACACTACAAAAAGAAAATAATATTAGAACAGTTGCTAAAATATCACCTATAATTAAAGATAATACAGAACAAGAAGTTGAAATATTAACAAAAATAAATAATATATTAATAAAAAATATTAGTCCTCATTTTGTTTATAATTATTATAATCATGAAATAAATAATTTAAAATTAAAAAAAATGTTTGAAAATACAGATATTTCTAATTATAAAATAATTATTGATAAAGATTCATCAAATGGATATTATATTTATTTAAATGAATTTTTTGAAGGAGATTTAAATGATTTTTTAAAAAATATACATTATGAATATAAATTAATACTTAATGTTTTTTTGCAAATATTTATATCAATATTATCATATCATAGTATTGGTTATTTACATAATGATGCTCATCTATATAATTTTTTATATAAAAAAGTAGAAAAAGGAGGATATATTAAATATAATATATTTGGTAAAACATTATATTTAGAAAATTTAGGATTTATATGGGCTATATGGGATTTTGAAACAAGTAGAAATATTAATATAAAACAAGATTTACAATTAACTAATAATAATTATATAGAAGATTATTATTGTATATTATTATCATATAAATCTCTATTATCAAAAAATATAATTTCTTTAACTAATGATAAAATAAATGATATTAAAATATATTTAGATAATTTATTGAGAACTTCACATAGTTCTGATACAAATTACGAACAATTGATATTTGAGTATTTAGCACAATATTTTGATACTCCAACAACAACAGATAAAATAATAAATGAAAATGCTTATGTAATCCCTTTTACATATGTAGAAGGTGGGAAAAATAAATCAAAACGAAGAACATTAAAAAAATATAAATAAAAATTAGTTACACGTGCCTGCTAAATTGCGATTACAAGCTAAAACATAACTTGGATTATTATAATTATAACCTGGCGAATAATTATTATTGGGTTGATGTAAAACTGACCATTGTTTTAGATTATCGGCATAATCATCTTTTGTGTTTTTTGATGGAAAAAACATTTCTTGGTTTTCAGGTTTTTCTATTAAAGGAACGTGATTATCTTTTGCCACCATTCTATAAGCAACGCCAATTCTATCGAAAGATTCTAATGCTTTATCTTGTGGATTCCAGCATAATGGATCAAATCTATTAATGCCTATTTCTTTTAAACTACAAGGGGGATTAGATAAACGGCATGATTCGGTAGGAACACTACATTTACGGGTATCGGTAGAAGTATTTGGAACACAACCAGTTGATATATAACTATTGGGAGCGTAAGCATCTTTATTACATTTAGAATTTTTATAATTTAATCCATATAATTCACTACTATCATCGACTGCTTTTTTCATACTACAAGTATTATGACCATAGTTTTGAAATCTAATATGAGGGTCATTTGGAACAATTTGGGAGCATTCATTACAATCATTAAAAGGTTTATTTAATTGATAAGAACCTGGAAAAACTGAACGTTCTAATTCTTCTTGATATGAAGATTTATCATATTTCATTCGAGTGTCATTTGGATTAAACATTATTTATTTGATTCTAATAAAATAAAAATAAAAAAAACTTAACAATTATTTATTTTAATTGGAGGTGGTAATGGAACAGACCGATACATAATCGATTGGCAAGAAGGTAAATGATTCATGGTAGTATTAATAGGGTTTGTTTTATCATTATTTATTAGATTATTATCAGTTGGTGTATATTTATTTGAATAACATTTTGATAATATTCGTGTTTGACCTCTTAATTCACTATCAAGATCCACAAGATTACCTTGAATATGAGAAACAGCAGTGCCACCAACAAAACCTAATTCATGAATACATTTATCTTTATGTTCATATCTATAAGGAGCAAGTACATGACTTAAAGTATCTACACTTGATTTTAAATCTTGTTTATAAGAACAATTATCATATTTAGTTCTATTAAAACTCATAATTCTAATATAAATAAATATTAATATTTTAATAAAAAAATTATTAAAAGTTATTTTTATTAAAATTGAATCTATTTATATATGAACGAGTATCCTCGCCTCCATTAACCCATAAAGGAACTATATTATCAGGATTTTGAATATCTTTCATACTATCAACGAGCGGGATTGGATATTTTATTTGTTTCTCCATTAATAATTTTCGATTACCATTAATAGTATTATTAATAGTTTCGCTACCCGAAATTATATCTAATTCTTTATCAATATCACCGTTACATCCTTTTAATTGTGGAACAGCTGTAAAAATTCTACTTGTAAGTTGAACCTTACATCTATCTTTTGTTAAAAGTGTATCATTTTTAATTAAATCGCTATAAATATCAACTAAACATGGGTCTGTTAAACCGTAACCAGCTCTGCCTCTTAAATTGGGATGGTCATACATAAAAGTAGGAACACGAACAGTATCTGTTTTACAATCTAACAATTGACTTGATTTTTCATAAGTATAATAATCAAAACTCTTATCATTTTGAAAGTTTTTATATGATTGCCAACATATATCATTATTTAAACTATTTTGTTTATCGAATTCATTCATTTTTCTAATTATCTAATTAATAATTACATTATATTATTATAACATTGCTCTCCATTGTTTTCTTTACAAGTTTTTTTTCTATTATAGAGCCATAATCCAAATGCTTCTTGATCATTTGGGATAGTAGATGATGGAACTGTATAAAATTGTCTTTGCGAATAATTAGTACCATAAATATCTAAAACATCTTTATAAACAGGATCAGAAAAATATGAATTTATTTGTTTTTGTATTTTCATATTATCAATATGACAAGCTTTAATATTATTATTAATATTATCAATCATATTAGGATTCATAAATGGATTATTTTTATTTGGTTTAACACAATATTTATCATTAATAATATCTCTATTTTGAATATTTAATTCTTCTTTAATTTTATTTTTAGATTCAAGATTATATAAATAAACATAATATAAACCTAAAATAATAATTATACCCAATAACAAAAATGATATTTCTCTAAATATCAAACTTGCTATTAATGATATAAAAAAAACAAGATAAACCAATGCTATGATTTTTTCTTTAAATGACATATCATAAGTTGGAAAAAAATTAATCATATTCTAATAAAATATTTGAAAAAAAGATTATTTTTTAGATGATACTTTTTTTTGTAATTCAGCTCTTTTAGCAAGTTTTCGTAAAGCTTGATGATTTACCGCTGTTTTTTGTTTTTTACCTCCTTGATTTCCATTTGCCATATTCATAGCACTCATCATTTTCATCATATCAGCCATATTAAAACCAGCACCACTATTATCACTATTTTCATTACCAGCATTTCCAAACATTGATGGTATTAAAGAAGCAAATTTCATTGCGTCTTTCATAATAGCATCCTGATTTAATTCGCCTGATGATATTTTATTTGTTACTTTATTTCCAACTGTTGAAAATAATTCTCCTAATCCATTTTCAGGATTTGCCAAAGCCTTAAAAATATCACCATTATTATTATTAATAGTTTCTTTAAGTTTATTCATATCAACGTCATTAATAATTTCTTTCGCTATTTTTCCAATAGTAGTATCTTTAAGATTATCCATTGCGTCAAATGTAGGATCATCTTTTGTTTTATCAGTTTTAATATTATTTAAACGTTCAATAATTTTTTTATAATCATTATTTTCTAATTCAAATGATTCATCGAATGTTTGAAAAAGTTTAAGGATTGTTTTAGCACTTTCATCGGGCATTTCATTTTTAAAAATATAAAATACACTTAAATAATGATGACATAGATAATTATCTCTTAAAAGTTTAGCGATATCAGCAATAGAAATATTTTTATAAATAAATACCTGTTTAATTTCATCTTTTTTTAACCAATCATCGCAATCTTCCTTATTTACTTCTAAATAAGATTTCCAAAAATCATCATTACAATTTTCATTAATAAATTTAATATAATCATCAGAAGTTTTATCAAACTCCTTATAATTATCCTTTACTACTTCTAAAATACGTTTAGCAGTACTGCTATGCTCCTTATGTTTTTTAGAAACAGTTCTAATTTTTGTTAATAAATCGTAATAATATTGATTAAAAATAACAGTAGAAGAACTCATTTTTATATTTCTTTATATATTAAAATTATTTAATATCCTTAAATAATTTTTCACGCTCTTGTGTTAGTTCTTCTAATGAAGGTAATTTTTTATTTTCTGATTTTGTTGATTGTGCTTTATATTCACTTTCAAGATTAGTATTATCATTATTATCAATAAAATCCCATTTATAAATCTTATCATTATTTATATTAGTAGAATTAACATTGTCATCATCAATACTACTAAAATTATCTGTTAAAATACTACCTAAACTAAATGCCATTGGTTCATCATTATTTTGAGCAGGTGTATTTAAAGGGATTGGTGAATTAATGGATGATTTATCATTTATAGCTGTTTTTTCTCTTGTATTATTGCTTGTAAATAAATAACCTCTATTAGGTAATAAAAGATAATCAAAAACAGCTTTACCGTAAATAACTTCTTTACTTGGCATAAACATAAGAGCTGGCACATCGGTTATTTTATGTTTAATAATATTAACAATAGTATCAACACATACTAATTTAATAGTTTTTTTATTATCGTGTTTTTTTATTGTATCTATTAAAACAGAACAATGTGGACTTGAATTACTATAAAATAAAATCATTTATTTAAATAAATATAAATTAAAAATTAAAAAAATGACATAAAAAATTATAATAATTAAATAAATAAGAATCAAATATGTTTAGTGATTATAGTTATGAAAAAAATGCCGATAGACATCAATTTATAATTAAAGATATTGATTTGGCGATTGTAAATAGTGTAAGAAGAATTATATTAACTGAAATACCTGTTGTTGGTTTTTATGGAGAAAGCGAACCAACTGTTGAAATAATTGTAAATAATAGTCCATTACATAATGAGTTTATGATTCATCGTATTGGTCTTATACCTCTTCATATAAGTGAATCAATAACAGAAGAATATGAAGATGGTGATTATGTATTTGAATTAAATGTTGAAAATACTGGAAGTAATATGATTAATGTTACTACTGGATATATAACAGGAACATATAAAAATAAAGCATTATCAAAAACAGAACTTGATAAGATTTTTAGTGCTAATGAAATAACAAAACAGAAGATTTTAATTACTCGATTAAAAGAAGGTGAGCATTTACATTTTAAAGCAACAGCAATAAAAAGAACAGGAAAACTAAATGCTTCATTTTCTCCTGTTTCATTGTCAAATTTCTTTTTTATGGAAAATGAAAAAGAAGCAGAAAGTAAAGATAATATTTTAGATAAACAAAGAAGTTACCATAAGAATCAATATGGCGATCCATCCAAAATTAATTTTCAAATTGAAAGTTTAAATGATTTATCTTATAAATATCTATTTAAAAAAGCATTAGAAATTATTATTGAAAAAATTGAAAATCTTAATATAAAACTTACAAATAGAGAAATTACAATTGAACCTGTCACAAATTGTCCAAATTCTTATAATTTTCAAATTGACGATGAAGACGATACATTAGGCAATTTAATTCAATCTATTATTCATAATAAATATATACGTAAAAATGATAATACATGTTTATATGTTGGTTATATATGTCCTCATCCTCTTATTAATCAATTAATAGTAAGATTTACATTACAAAATGATAATAAAGATGAGTTTTATAGATTCTTTATTGATAACTCCAAAGAAATTATAAAAATAATTGAAAAAATTAAAAGTGATTGGATTTCATTTGCTAAATAAAACGTTGCTTATACAAACAAGTAATATTTAAATTACAATCCTTAAAACAAGCATTATTTAGATAATCAACGATATTAAGTGGAGATGTTAGAATAATAGTTCGTTTCTTTTTATCACTTTCAGTAGTTAAATCTTCTGATTCGTCCCAGTATTTTGCAAATGAAAATGGTACAAAACCTGTTTTTACACCTTCAAGAATAGCATTAGTTTTTTCTTCATATAACGGAGTTAAACTACCAGTAAGAGTATATTCAAAATATGACACCACAGGCATGGGAAGGGGGATAGGATATCTATTAACAAAGTGTGTATTCATATTTATAATTATTATTAATTTGTCAAATCTTTAAGTAATTTATTATAAAGATTATAAGATATTTCAGAATGTAGAACTTTGTCATTTGTATCATATAAATAATCTTTATCATTATAAATAATAGTTTTTTCAGGTATAAATTCAGAATAATTATTAACACAATCGATAGATTTTATATTTGTATATAATGTTGTTTCATTTACAACACCAATTATTTTAACTAATAAAAACGATGTAAAACCGCCATTACAAATAGAAATTATTTTAATATGACGTGCGAGTGGTTTTTTAAATCTATAAATAAGAACATCAATATCTAAAAGAAAAATATTGCTATTATCCAATGATTTTTTATATTTATTTAAATTTTGTTTTATAATTTTAAAATTATTTTTATCATTTGGCAATTTTAAATCATCATGTTTCATTTTATCATCAAATATTTTTATAGTATTATTATAATAATTGTGTAATTTTGAATAATAATCAATTTCATCAACATTTATCCATTTAGTCCATCGAATACCTTCGATTATATTTATTTGTTTCGCTAAATTAATATTAAAAATAATTTTAAATTTTTCATCTAATTCATCATTACCATAATCATAAATATTCATAATATCATTTTTAGCTACTATATCATACGGTAAAGTAGAATATATTTTATTATATTCGGGTGATATTACATTAGTATTTATATAATTATTTTCATTTTCATTTTTATTTGAAAAGCCTTCAATTTGATAATTAACTATAATCAAAAAAAATATTATAACAATTGTTATAATACCAATTTTAACAATCATCTTTTTTATTCTAATTTATAAATTATATTTAATTTATAGAATAGT